TTAGTGATCCTGCTGTATTTAGACCTAATTATACAACAGCTGCTGCTATTAAAAACAATTTAATTAACTACTTTTTAACCAACCCAGGGGAAAGACCACTTAATCCTAGTTTTGGTGGGGGTTTAAGAGCATTCATATTTGAACAAATCACAACAGACAACTTAGATTTTTTAGAGGAAAGAATATCTAATGATTTAGGTACATTTTTCCCAAATGTTTCTGTAGGTAATTTAGAAATATTAAGACAAGAAGATACAAACACAATAACAGTATCATTAACATACAGTGTTATTAACACTAATATTAGTGATACATTAGAAATAGACTTTGCATAATGGCTACTGTAAATAGAGACGTAAAATATTTAAATAGAGACTTTTCCGATGTTAGGGCAAGGTTAATTGAGTTTTCTAAAACTTATTTCCCTAACTCATATAATGATTTCTCCCCTACATCTCCAGGGATGATGTTTATAGAACAAGCATCTTATGTTAGTGATGTAATGTCTTTTTATTTAGATAACCAATTACAAGAAACTTTTACCCAATTTGCTAGACAAACTAATAACCAATATGAACTAGCTTATATGTTTGGTTATAAACCTAAAACTACAGGTGCTGCTCAAGCAACTATTGAATTATTCCAACAAGTACCATCTAAATTATCCGGTACTGTTTATGTTCCTGATTATGATTATGCTTTAACTATTGGAGAAAATAGTACAATAGCTTCTTCTTTAAATAATACAATTAATTTTTTAATGGAAGACCAATGTAATTTTGCTGTTTCAAGTTCAATTGACCCCACAGAAGTATCTGTATACCAAATTTCAGGAGAAATACCCCAATATTATCTTTTAAAAAAGACAAGAAAAGCAATTTCAGCTACAATTAATACTCAAACATTTTCATTTGGATCCCCAGAACAATTTCCTACAGTTGATATATCATCTGAAAATATCATAGGAATTTTAGATATAGTAGATTCTGATGGAAATACTTGGTATGAAGTAGATTATTTAGCCCAAGAAATGGTTTATAATAATATAAAAAATACCAATACAAATGATCCTAATAATGTAGAAGATGTAGGTGATGTTCCCTACTTACTACAATTAAAAAAAGTTCAAAGACGTTTTGCTACTCGTTTTACTTCAGATACTAATTTACAAATCCAATTTGGAGCTGGTAGCCCAAATGATATAGATGAAGAAATTACCCCTAATCCTAATAATGTAGGTATAGGATTACCTTTTGAAAAAAATAAATTAACCACAGCATATTCACCTACTAACTTTTTATTTACAAATACCTATGGTATTGCCCCCTCAAGTACTACCCTAACGGTTAGGTATTTAACAGGTGGGGGAGTTACATCTAATGTTCCTAATGGTGATTTATCTACTTTAAATACCACTAATTTAAAGTTTAACAACCCAAATTTAAATTCTACCACAGCTAATTACATATTTGGTTCAATTGCAGTTAACAACCCAGGAGCGGCTGATGGGGGTCAAGCAGGAGATACAACTGAAGAAATTAGACAAAATACTATAGCTTCAATATCAGCACAACAAAGATCAGTTACATTAGATGATTACATAGTTAGAGCTTTAAGTATGCCTCCTGAATATGGAACAGTAGCTAAAGCTTATATTGAAAAACCAAAATTAACAGATGAACAAGTTTCAACAGTAGAAACTTTAAATTTATGGGTTTTATCTCAAAATTCATTAGGTCAATTTTCAATACCAACTCAAACTTTAAAGAAAAATATAAGAACATACTTGTCCCAATATAGGATAATAGGTGATAATATTGAAGTCAGAGATGCTTTTATTATAAACATAGCAGTTGATTTTGAAATTATAGTACTACCTAATTTTAATAATAATGATGTAATATTAGCTTGCATTAATTCATTAAAAGAATATTTTGCTAGAGATAATTGGCAAATAAATGAACCTATTTTAGTTAGAGATTTATTTGTAAGATTAGATAAAATAACAGGAGTTCAAACTGTAAAAGACATTATAATAACAAATAAAGCAGGAACAACCTCAGGATACTCACAATATGCTTATGATATAAGTTCTGCTACCCAAAACCAAGTAATTTACCCCTCATTAGATCCAAGTATATTTGAAGTTAAATTTCCTGATTCTGATATTAAAGGTAGAGTAGTACCACTATAAAATAAAAAAATGGCTGTATATAAATTATTCCCATATAAAGACACAACATTATATTCATTCTTCCCTCAAATGAATACAGGGATAGATGCTATTAATCAAATCTCTAACTTAAATTTTGCTGTTGATTCTAATCCTCAAGTAGCAAGATTTTTAACAGAATTTGTACAAGATGAAATTGAAGATATTATTAATAATAAAATTAATGGGAAACAATGGGATGTTAACTTAAGATCTTACATAGCAACTGCTCAAGGAGTAGTTGAATCCACTGATGTTTCTGTCCATCCAGTAGCTCAATACTGGTGGAATGGAACAGGAACTTATTTAGATCAACCCTTAACAACAGATGGAGCTTCTTGGTATTCACCTAACTTTTCAGGTTCATTAGCTTGGTCAGGTAGTGGTTCTGATGGTACTAATCATTATGTTACAAGTTCTTATAATGCTTCTTACGTAGGAGCAGGAGGTGGATCTTGGTATTATAGTGGTTCAGATGGAACATTATATGCTGTTACTCAATCATTTGATACTAGAAGTGAAAAAGATTTAAAAGTAGGAGTTAAAACTATAGTATCTAATTGGTATAGTAGTTCTTTATCAGTTGATCCTTCATCATCATTACCCAATTATGGATTTATAGTTAAATGGGAAAATACAGTTGAATTTAATTCTAACATTCAAGTCCAACCTGTAATGCAATTTTATAGCGTTGATACTAATACTATCTACCCCCCAGAATTAGAATTTAAATGGAAAGATTATTCAAGTGTTTTAACTGGCTCAGCTACTTCTAGTATAGTTACTACAACTAATTTAGCTACATCATTAGCTGAAAACCCAGGAGTATTTACTCCTGAAAGTGTTAATAGATTTAGATTTAATGTAGCAAATAAATACCCTCCTAGAGTATGGACAACTGCCTCTTTATTTACAGGGACAAATTACTTACCAACTTCCTCATATTATGCTATAAAGGATTTGGATACTAACGAATTTGTTGTAGATTTTGATACTACATATACACAATTAAGTTCAGATAGTGAAGGAAATTATTTTGATGTTTATATGAATGGTTTAGAACCTGAAAGATATTATAAAGTAATGGTTAAAACAAATATTAATGGTTCAACTTTAGTTTTAGATGATAATTATTATTTTAAAGTTGTAAATGGATTTTAATGGCTGAAAATGTAAATTTAAATAAGGGAGTTTTTAATAAAAGAGATTATGAAAAAACCATAAACACCTCTTTTACTCAATTAGGAGTTAAAACAATTCAAGAACAAATTGATGAACAACCAACAGTTCAAGAATTTTTTAATTTATATAATGAACTTTTTTATGAAATAAATGAATTAGGACCAACTAATTCTCATGAGTACTTAATTAAAACAAGTACTGCTTATATAGCTTTTGATGAAAATGATGAGTTAATAGAAGCATTACAAAAAGAAATTGCTCAACTAAGAGAAGAATTATTAGAAGCACAACAACAAATAGCTGGAGTAAAAATTAAAAATCCATCAACATAATGGCAACCGTAACAAGAATAGATCCAACAAATCTAACCCTACAGTCTTATGAACCTCAAGATGAGAATTTAATCTCTCAATTTGATATTACCTCTGCCCTAACAGGTTCTAGTTATATTGAATTTTTTATATATGATAATAATCAAACTTTATTATATTCAACATTAAATTACACTTCCTATAATGTTTTAGCAGATGGGCAAGCAGCTGCAAATAACGAAATTTCACAATTTAATATCTCCCCAGGAGATGATACTGAAGACCAAGGATTTGATCAAGGTGAATATCTAGCTTATTATAATTTTTTAACTAAACAAATAGGTGATCCTAATACTAATCTTTTTATCCAGGAAATATCCTCAGATAGAACTGAAATAAGATTAGACAGTAATATTTTATCTAATTTAGATATAGTTGAACAAACTAATAACTTTATTCAAGTTAGAGATGAAAGTACCTATTTTGTAGATTTTTATTTAAATTTTGGATCTAATGATTTAATCATAGCTAATAATATTCAATTAGAAAATGCTACTACTAATGATCCTACTGTATTAATTAAATTATATGAGCCATTACCTGCCCAATTTGATTTAAAGGATGAATTATGGGTTGTAACTACCTTAAATGAACCAGAAGCATTTAATGTTAATTTTCCTCCACAACCAATTGAATTTGTAGATTTTACTCAAATAGCAGGCCCTAACTACAACATTCCAATTAAGGATCAAGTTAATAACTCTACACAAAATTTATCTTATAATGATTTAATTTCAAGTAATTCTACTAGTTCTTTAGATCAATTAAATAGTTTAATGGACTCAAGTTCATTATCCATTAGTGTAGATTATACGGAATTTAGTGATTTTATTCATTTCAGTTCAGCACAAACCCGTTTAGAAAATTTTTATTATAAAGTTAAATTAATAGAAGGATACTCAGCTTCTATAGCTAGTTTAACTAATGTAACTAGTTCAACAACTAGTACTACATTAATTCAAAGTAAAATTAGTGATATAACTAAAAACTTTGACAGGTATGAATATTTCTTATATTATAATAGTGGTTCAACATATTCATGGCCTAAAACAACATTAGAACCTCCTTATTTATTAGCTACAACAGGCAGTACAGCCGTTTTGAATTGGTTTGGTAGTGTGAATGAACAAAGTTCTAACTATGGTGGTTTAATTTTATCCGCCTCAGATTATGATAATGCTAATAAAGACCAATTATTAAAAGCAATACCTGAATATTTAAGAGAAGATTCTTCAAATCAACCATATGATTTGTTTGTTGATATGGTAGCTCAATATTATGATAATGTTTGGTTATATACTAAAGACGTTACTCAAAAATACAATGCTGATAATAGGTTAGATTTTGGTGTATCTAAAGATTTAGTAGCG